ACACTACCCATACTTGCAGCTATACCTTCTATGTAAACAGTAGTCTCTGCAGTTCTTTTCTTTAGAATGTTATATATAGCCATTCCATCAAAAACATCACCACCTACACAGTTAATGTGAAGATTCATTGGTCGTTTTTTGTAAGCTTTAACTTCCTCTATAAAAGATTGTGCGTTTACTCCGTAAGAGCCTATCTCGTCAAATATGTAAATATCAACAATACCTTCTGTTGATTTTCCATTTATGTTATACCATTTTTCATTCATAAAAACAAAAATAGATTTTAGTTATAATAAACTTACGCAGTTTTAGGAATAAATTACTAATAAGTTATATTAGAAGATATCTCTTGTTTTTTCCTTTCTTTGTAAACTATAGTTTGTGCTTGTCTTTCTGAGATTTCATACTTAATAGATATGTCCATAAAGGTATGAGTTCTGTTGCCTTCATTGAATTCTAGTATAGTATCAAAGTCATATATTATCATATAGTTTCTTAAAGTTTTTGGAGATATAATACCTTTTTCAATTAGATGTCTTATGGTATCTTTTGATGTTGGATTATCAAACCTTAAACTAACTTCATCATTTAAAACTTCTAAATATTCTTCAACAACTTGAATGTCATTTTGTTTCTTAGCCATATGTTATTTTTTTGTTATTACGTCAGCAAGATTATGATAAAATGCAACTACACTTTTTCTACATCCTTTGCAATTTTTACTTTGTCTTACTTGAGGGAAATGCCTTGACCATAAATTAAAAAAATGATTTAAAGCTGTATTATTGTAAGTATTTTTAGAGTTCATATCTTTAAGATTCTGCTCCTTTAATTTTACTATTTCATCTTTTTCATCTTCTGTTAGTTTAGACAAAACTACATCAAATTGATTTTGCATATTATTAGGTTTAGTTATTACTCTTTCCACTTACCTAAAGGGCACTCTCCAAAATATTCTTTAGTGAGAGTAGCTTTAGCGTCTAAGAAACAAGTACACTTTCCACACCTTGCTCCTTTAGTCCATTTAGGATATTTTAACATTAATAGGTTTCTGTAAAAGTCGCACTTTTTACAAGTATCTAGCCTATCTTTCTTTACTTTTTTATCAACAAACATATGTTTAAATTTTAAAATGTTGCATTAGATTGTATTACACTAACAGTTGACTGACTGTCTGTTATGTCTGATTCTACTACTACTACCTTTCTTTGACCTTGCATAGCTCCTAGCATTTGTGATTGATTAGTAGCACCAAATTGAGCTTCAGTAAATTGAGGAGAGCTTAATAAACCACCATCAGCAAACTTAACACCACCACCTGCTTGATTCATAGCTGAAAGTTGATTTCTAAACATTGCTGTACTCCTTTTATTGATAACTGCTTCTCCACCTTCTAATTCATTTACTCTACCTCCTACAGCAAACTTAACACCTCCTTGTGCGTGGCTAGGGCCGTGTACCATTCCACCATCTGCAAACTTACTACCATCATCAACTATACCTCCGTCTTCAAACTTCATTTTTAAAAGTTTAGAGATAAATGCAAATGCCGCTATACCTGCGAACAAACCAAAAGGCCCTTTCATAGAACTTAAAACTGCAGATATTGCTTTAGGTATTATACTTACTACTTCTGCTATAGTATCAGCTATTGTAGCTGCTGTACCTGCTATTGTAGCCTTTGTGCCTAATAACTTTGCTATAGTCAATTTTCCTTCAGTAACAAGTGCTATAGATTTTTGTAAATTTAAAATAGACTCTGCTATTGCCGCTGCCTTAGTAATAGCTTCCCCTGCTTTTCTAATTCCATTTAACTTTTCATTTTCTCCTGCCACCTCTTGTAATGCACTACCTAAATCTGAATATGCTTTTATACCTTTCTTTAAAGATTTCTCATCTTGTTTTTCTCCTTTTTCACTTTCTTTTCGGTTTTTAAGCTTTAAGTCTAGTATTTTTTGCTCAAGCTCTAAACGAATATTTCCGTTCATAATAGTAATAGGTATAGCATCTAATTCTGCTTGTGCTCTCTCTATAGCTAAATCCCTTAATAGCTTTTCTGCTTCTTCTAATTCTCTAGCTCCTGACAATACAGTTTTCATCACCTCTATTCTCTCCCAATCAGCATCTGTATTGTCTACCTTTTCTTTTTTTACTTCTTTTTCAGCTTTTCCTAAAGCATTAAGCCTGTCAATTTCTTTTTGTATAGTGGTTATTAACTTATTTTTAGCTGTTTGCTGTTCTTCAGTTGTTGCTGCCATTTTATTGGCATCATCTAATTTCTTTTTCTGAATAGTTAATAAATCATTCTCCATTGCTTTTTCATCAGCAAGTCTTTGTTTTATTTGTTTTAGGTTTTCGGTTTCAAGCTCTAGCCTTGTTTCAAGTCTTTTAATAGCTTTATTAAGAGCTTTTTCTTCTTCTTCTGAAATCGTTTTTATGTTACCTACAAACTCCCCTAAATTAAGTGTAGATTGGTGTAATAGATTCCTCCTTTCTTGTATTTCACTCCTAATTAAGCCTATATTAATTTCTGCACCTTTCTTTGTATCTGCAAGTCTTTTGACCATAACTTTGTTCAAGTCCTCCTCTATTTTTTTAAGTCTAGCAGCTTGGTCAAGACTAACGTCCATAGTTTCGTTAAAATCTTCTGCTTCATCATTAGCAAATAAAAAATTAGAAGCCACTTCTGCTAATGCAATAACAAACAGTCCTAAACCTGTTTTGGCAATAGCAACCTTAAGACCTGTAAGACTTACAATAAATCTTTTTGTAGCTATAGTAGCAGTTCCTGTTGCTACCGAAACAGCAGTCACACCTGCTCTGTAAAGCCACATACCTGCAGTTAATGTTTTTAAAGCTAAAAAACCTGCAGCAAATCCTTTAGCAAGAGTAGCTATACCCTTAATTACTTTTGTTATAATTTCGCTATTCTCAGAAAGAACAGTAATAAATTTAGATACATTTTCTATGGCACTTTGAAATCCTTTTGCAAAGTCTTTCATTATAGATATAGATAGTCCTTGAACGGCAGAAGTAAACTTTAAAAAAGCACCCTGAAGTGTATCTCCAATGACTTTAGCCATTCTAGCAGACTCTCCATTAGCTTCGTTCATTTTATTTCTAAGTTGTTCTATCTTATCTACATTACTAAGCATTTGCTCAAAAGCAGCAGCTTGTCTTAAATCAACAACTCTTAGTATTTCAGCCATTCCACCACCTTCTTCTCTAAACTTTTGAAAGGCAGGTATCAACTCGTCTAAAGAGTGAATAGTACCACCAAATGCTTGTGATAAATCAGATGCAGGGTCTTGCATTTTAAGCAATATGTTTCTTAAAGATGTACCTGCAATAGAAGCTTCAATACCTGAATCTGCTAATTGAGACATAATAGCTGCAGTATCTTCAATAGAGAATCCTGCTTCTTTAGCAATAGGAGCAACTTTCGTCATAGACGTTTGCCACTTTTCAATATCCATAGCAGAATTACTGAAAGACACAGCCATTACATCTGTAACTCTTGCTGTTTGGTCAGCATCTAATCCAAATCCTCTAATAGCAGAACCTGCTACTGTTGCTGCTCTAGCCAAATCACTACCTGTTGCAGTTGCTAGATTAAGAGTAGGCTCAACTGCATTTTGTATCTCTTGTGCTGAAAAACCAAGCTTAGAGAAGTTTAACATAAGCTCTCCAACCTGAGTAGCAGTAAAGAATGTTGTTCTACCCAATTCTTCAGCAGTTTTAGTCAATGCTTTAAATTCTTGTTCAGTTGCTCCAGAAACAGCATTTACTTTAGCCATTACAAACTCAAATTCTGTAAACACACTTACTACAGAGCTTATAACTCTAGTAACAGCTCTAAAAGCACCAACTACAATTCCAATAGCCGCAGCTCCTTTGACAAACTGCTTTGCCATACCATTGTTAGCTTTTGTAACTTTTTTTGTTTCTTTTTCTGTTGTACTTAAGGTTTTGTTTAAATCTCTTAAGCTTTTAGATTTTGTTTTAATAGCTTTAGCATTTGCAATGTATTGCTTTTCTGCTTTCTTGGAGGTAAACTGACCTGTCTTAGCTTGTTTTTCAGATTCTCTTTGTTCTTTTCTTAAATCCTTTAACTCTTTTTTTAAATCAGCAACCTTTTTAATGTTTTTGATTTCTACCTCTATTGCTACTTTACTATTTAATGTCATATGTTTGTTCTAGCTTATTGTTAATTGAATCGCCTTACTTTTTCCTACCTCTCCTATCTCCTTATCTATCTGTCTTAATATATCTTGTTCCATTGCTTCTTGCAACCCACTAGAATTAGCCATTTGAAACGCAGACTCTATAAAGAATTTTCTTCTTGATGATACTAGCTTACCCATAGGAGTAGGCAAACCACTTGTAGCTATCTCACTTACTATATGAGCCACTACATTATGTTTATGCTCTTTATTCTCAAAGCTAAATTGTTTTTCTTCTACCCATTTAGCAATCTCATTATAGCTAGGCTCAAATGGAGAAGAACCATTATTTACAATCCACATATATGGAGTATTATTCATCACATCCATTATTAAGCTTCCTCTAGCTTTATGAACTCTTGTAAAAAAACTTTCAGCCAAATTTCCTGAAGCAATATGTTTTTGAAACTCAAGTTCTTGTTGTAAAGCTAAAATATACTTTTGCCCTACCTTGTGCAGACTTTCTCTTATTATTTGTAAATCTTTAGCCATTATGTAATAGTTTCTCCCTCCTCAAGAGGTATTGATTGGTCATAAACTCTCCTTAATACTTTAGAAAATCCTATTCTTGGCATTTCAGCTATAACAGGTAAGCTATAGCTATTCTTTTCTTTAACCGATATAGATGATATTTTTACTTGAGAATCATTTACAGATGATGAGAAATCTATAAATAGTATATCACTTACGCTATAAGCTATAAAGTCAAGACTTATCTCACTTACAGGTAAATCATAACTTGTTACATCAGATTGAGTCAATACAGATGGAAACGTATTAGAATTATATAATCTTGAAATAGCAATAGTTCCTAATATATTTGCTTGATGAAAACTTATTTTAATATTATATTCTTTACCTATTATAAGTGTTTTTAGTTCTTGAAAAATTCCTGAATGAGAACTCACACCTGATGTTACTTTTGCGTTTATACCTATAATGTTGTTAGATGAAAATGGCTCAACCTCAGTAACAGAGGGATATATAGTCCCATCACTTCCGTATCTCTGCCAATTAGAGTTAGAGTAAGTAGGCATACTTGCTGAGGTTACTGCTTCAGTTGCATAATCTGCAGTTGAGGTGTCTATAGTTGTTGTGCTTAATGTATCAGATACGAAAGAATCTCCATATGAAAGGTACTCATTAGATAATATAGGTACAGATATAAAAACATCTAAACCTCTTTGTAAAGCCTGTCCATTATCATTTATTTGTCTATCCATTTTTTTTATTTAACTATTAAAACTTGTATCTACAGGAATATACCCTTTATCTAGCCATAGCATAAGCTCAACCTTTGTTATTTCATTATTGTTTGGCTTGTAATCTATAATTCTGTTTATTCTATAGTAATAGCCATCAATATAAACTAATTTTCTTAAATCAAGATTTGTTATATCAGATAATTTTAAATTAACATAAATTGTTTTTATTCTAGGATTAGACTTTAATTGCTCAATCATAGCTTGGTAATATGTTTGATATAGCCCTTTGTAAGCAGTTGGAGTGCTTATAACATTATTAGTAGCATCGTAGCCACCTTGAGTTACACTAGCATAAGACAATGGCTGTCTAGGAGATGATATAAAAGTGGCATTATCTATACTATTAGCATAGCATAAGAATGGATTTATATTAGTCTGCGAAAGTCCTGGAATTATAACCGTTATATCAGAAGAACTCCAACCTTGTACTGCTGCAGTAAATCTTGAAGGTGATGATGTATTAAAAGTTGCACTTTTAACATAATTTACTAATCTAGGTAAAAAATTATATCCTTTATCAGGTCTACAGGCACTACCCTGTGTAGGCACAGCTCCTGACTCGCAAAGACCCCAAAGATTTGCTCTGTATGGTGTTTGCAGTACAGTTGCAGAACCTGCAAAGGTTTGGCCATCTCTTGAGTTGTAAGAACCTGCAAAAAATGGGTTTTCAAAAACACTTTTACCTACTTCAAATTCACTGCTTAAAAAC